ATGCTCCCAAGGGGTGTTGCGCTCTTCGAAACCATTCGCCAGCGAGACGATCTCGGTGCGGCGCTCGGGGCCGCCCGAAGAACCGCGGCTTAGCGCCACCGGAAACCTGACTTCGTGAAAACTCATGCTTGCCTCAGCGGTTGCGGTCGCCGTGACCGAGGGCTCGGCCCATCTGCGCGGCAATCTGGCTCTGCGACCTCCGGAAGCCCGCGACGTCGGGGGTCGTCACGTTGAAAACCACATTGACGGATCGGCCACCGCCGTCGCCCCGAACTCCCAGGCGGCCATCCGCTCCGCGGTTCAGCGGCAAAATCGCTTCGGGCCCGGCTTCGCCCATCAAGCCCAAGCCCCCACGGCTCGCGAAGAGCGTCGCGCCATCAACGATGCCGCCGGCGGCGAATCGCGAAACCCGGCCCTTGTTCAGCACACCTCCCGCTGCGAAGGGCATGACCCCCGCGACGAGGTTCTGTACGCCGCTTGCGACCAAACCGCTGAACTGGTTGCTCACGGGCCTCATGGCCGCGGTGAAGGCCGAGTCGACCATCGACCTTCCGACCCTCGACAGGGCGTTCGACAGCTTTTCCCCGTCGAAGACGACCGCTTCGAACGCACGCGTGAGGTTTCGCGACAGGCTCGAAGACAGCCCTCGAAGCTGCGACCCGGTATCGGACATGGTGTCGTTGGCCCTGTCGAATTCACGGCTCAGCCCCGACGCGACATCGCGGGCGCCGGCCATTGCGCCCTCCAGCGCCGCGACCTGGTCCTCGAACGTATCGAGGCTTTCCATCTCAATCATCTGCTCTTCCGTCGATCAGGGAACTCGCGGCAAAGCTGCTCCAATGCCGCGCGGGTGGTCGATCCTCCGCCGGGGCCCAGCCCAGACAGCAGGAGGAACTCGATCGGCGTCAGGCGCCAAAACTCCTCGGGCCGAAGACGCAGCTTGCCGAGCCCGATGTGCATGAGCGCCGGCCAGTCGAGCCCTCTCATCCCGGTATCGCGAACGCGCGGACCAGCAGCGTGGCCGCTGCCTGCGCCGCGGCGACGGGCCCGCCCTCGATCTCGACTGAAACGAGATCGCGGGCCGAGCCGCGCCAACCGCCGCCCCGCAGGCCGGCGACGATCAGGGCGACAACGTCGCGCGTCGAATATCTCTGCTGCTCGAAACGTTCGACCAGTTCGACCAGTGTGCCGGTCTCCATCGCTTCCTCGAGCTCGGCCAAAGTGCCGAGGGTCAGCTTCAGGACATGTGGTTTGCCGTCGAGAATGAGCTCGACCTCGCCCGTCCAGGGGTTCGGCATCAAAGCGCGGTAAAGGCGAGAGAGCCGGCTGAAGACATGGACAACTCGTAGGTCGCCTCTCCGTTGTAGTCCCCGGCGTACTCGATCGAGGTAAGCTGGAACGCGCCCTCCACGACGCCGAAATCGGGAATGATGACTTGCCAGGCCGGGGCTTCTCCGTCGAAGAACACCTGCCGCGCCCGTTCGTCGGTCGCGGCGTCCTTGAAGATGCCCGAACCCGATATCGCGGCAGACTTCACACCGGCGCCGGCAAGCAGTTCGCGCCAGCCGCCACTGCTGTCGAGGGATGTCACGTCCACGGCTTCGGCGTTGAAACTGATCCGCGTCGCCCGCAGACCGGCGACGGTCTCGAACTCGCCGCCGCCACTGGTGTCGAGCTTGATGAGGAGGTCTTTCCCCTTTTGGGCAACCATCTCGAGTTCTCCGGTTCTTGTGATGGTGGGTTCAGTCGTCGGCGATCAGGGCGCGAAAACTCAAGTCGATCCGCCGCATGTTGCCCTCTTCGACGCGGACCGCGCGGGCTCTGCGGAAAGTCAACAGCACGAGCGTTCCTTGATCGAGGAGGCTTTCGGCACTCATCAGCGCGTCCGCAACTGCGCCGGCAACGATCTTCGCCGTCTGAAATCCCGCTGCCTCGGTGACGACGCTTATGGTGAAATCGTGCCGAGCACCGCGCGAGGTCTTGTCCGACCAATCGCGCACATCCTCCGGACCGATGCTGATGTAGGTTTGCGGCAGCCGCCCCGGCGGAACGACATCGTAGATTGCGTCCCCCACACGGCTCTGCAGGTCGCTACTGCTTGACAGGGTCGCAAAGATCGCTCGCTGCAGGCTCTCCGATCGCGCATAGCTCATGCCGCAACTTCCTCTCGAGCCAGGCATTCGAGGTATCGCGCCTCGTGATCGCGCTCGGCCACCGCGAGGATCCGGAAGATCCGATCGCCATCGCGGAAGCGCTGATCCGGCCGCGGGCGCGAGGCTGCCCCGGCCGGCGCCGCGCGAACCGTGATCCGATAGGGGACCGAGGAAAGCGTTGCAGTTCCCGCGCCTTCGCGCTCGCTCCCGCTCGCCGCCCTGATCTCCGCCCACAGGATCCCCAGAGGGCGCCAGACCTCGCTGTATCCGCCAGCGCCGTCCGCGGATCTTTCGGCCGCCTCTAGAACGAGTTTTCGACTGAGCGCTACGCGCCTCATGCCGCGCCCCCGAACAGCCGGACATTTCGATAGCGGTCCAGTAATGCGGCGACACCGTAAGGCATGGAGCGGCTGGTATCGGCGGCTTCGTCGCGATGCTCGTAGTAGGTGGCCGCGAGCAGAAACACCGCACGCGCCAGGTCCGCCGGCAGGTCTTCCCAGCGCTCTGCGTAGCCGGCCTCGAACTCGATCTCGGCGCTGCCGCCGATGGGGATCGACGGCAGGAAAAGCGAGGTCGCGGCGATGCGGGGCCTGTGCGCATCGCGTTCCAGGACGTATCGCCCCGGATCGATCACCGTCTCCTTCGCGAAGCGATCGACGATCGCCATTCGATGAATGGCCGCAATCGGCGCCACGGGAAGGGTGTTGCGCGACAGATCGCGCCACGCCGTCACGGACCAGGTAAAGCTTCGAAGCATCAGGGACTTTCCGGTCCGCGCTTCCACCGCAGCCATCGCCGCTCGCAGACAACCTTCAAGGACGCTGTCCTGGATGGCATCGTCCGAGAACCCGGTCCCCAGGCGAAGGTGGTCCCGGAAGGCTGCGATGGGCAGCGCTTCGGTCGGGACGGACGTCCTCTCTATCAGCATCATCGCCTCTTTGTGCTGGGGTCAGATCGCGGGCGGGGAGCGCCGCGCGGCGCCGCCCCATTGCGAGAGCCTTGGTCGACCGGTCCATCTACGGACGCGAGATCGCGGCTCAGTTTGCCCCGAACTTCAGAAGCTTGATCGCGGCGAAGTCGCTTACATCCCCGCCGACACGCTTGGTTGCGTAGAAGAGAACGTGCGGTTTGGCGGAAAAAGGGTCGCGCAGGATCCGCAGGTCCGGGCGTTCCGCGATCGTGTAGCCCGCGTCGAAATCGCCGAACGCCACTGCCACGGCGGCGTCGGTGTCGTAATCCGGCATGTCTTCGGCGATGACCACCGGATAGCCCATGAGGCGCGCGGGCTCTCCCGCCTGAAGCCCGTCCGACCAGAGGAACCGCCCGTCCGCGTCCTTGAGCTTGCGCACGGCCCCCGTCGTCTTCGAGTTCATGACGAAGGCGCCGTTCGCCCGGTACCTGGCCCCGAGCGAGTACACGAGATCGACGATGGTATCCCCGGCATCGGCGCCGAAACTCCCCGACGCCCCGGTGGCGATGTAACCCAGAGAACCCCAGGTCCAGTCGACGTTCGCGACTGCCGGATGGTGCAGAATGCCCGTCGGCTTCTCGATCCCGTCGCCGAGGATGAAGGCCGCGGCCTCGGACCGGGCGAACTTCTCGGCGATCCGCTCCGCCAGCCATCCCTCGATGTCGAAGGCCGAGTCGTCCAGAAGCCGCTGGGAAGCCTTCGGCAGCGCGCTCAATTCGTGCAGCGGGATCGAGATGCGTTCGACGGCGGGCGTGTCGGTCTCTGGCAGCGATCCTGTTTCCGTCGCCCAGCCCGACCCCATGTCGGCGAAATCGACGAGGACATCGTAGGCGATGGAATCGACCGTAACCACGTTCGCGATGCGCCGGATGGACGCCGAACTGCGCAGCACCGAACGAATGTTCTCCGACGTTTGCGGATCGACGAGATAGCCGCCTTCCGAAGCGATCGCGGTCGACAGGGCCTTGCTCTCCAGCGGCAGCCCGCGCAGTCCGTCATCGTCGCCCGAGCGGACATACGCCTCGAAGGCCTTTTGATGTGGCGTCTCCTGCTCGGCGGCCGTGGAAAGAACGGGGCGGCGGGTCACGATCGATCTGCGGTCCAGCATGTTCAGTCGCTCTTCCTGTGTCCTGAGTTTCTCGGTGATGTCGCCCACCAGGCGGGCAAGGGCTTGCTTGACCTCGACGGCCGAAGTTGCCGGCGAAGGCACATCCGCCCCCGCCCGAGACTTGGTCCCGGGTTTGTTCATTGTCTGGTCCTGTCCTGAAGGTTGTTTGTTGCCGGTTCAGACGCCGCTGATCGTCAGGCGCGCATCCTCGATCGCTTCGACCAAGTCCTGCAGGGTGTCGCTATCTTGCCGTTTCGCATCCACCCTTGCGTCTGCGAGCATTGGGAACGTGACGAGCGACACCTCCCAGAGTTCGAGTTCGGAAAGGCACCGCCGACCATTGCCGTCGCGTGCCGACCTTCGGGTGCGGTACCCGATCGACAGGCCGTCGATGGCGCCTGCCTCGACCAGGACCGCCGCTTCACGGGCGCGAACGACCTCGGCAAGCAGCCGGCCACGGACATAGAGGCCATGATCGTCCTCGATCACCTGGTCCCAGACGCCGATCGGCTCGCGCGGATCGTGCTGCCATAGCATTTTCACCGTCCGTCCGGATTGCGCCAGTTCGGAAAGGCACCGGGAATAGGCGCCGCGGGAGACGACGTCCCCACCTTGATCCGGCCGTTCGAAGAGTGAGGCATAGCCCTCGATGTGCGTTCCGTTGATGACCGAAATCTCTTGGTCGCTCTCGCAAAACTTCCGCTCCAGGGCGGGCGCGCTGATCATTCGTCATCATCCCTCTGGCTGTGGTCGTCTTCGTCGGGCACCCGCGGGAGCCCGAGGAGTGCTCGTTTCTCCTCACGGGTCAGGAAATCGGCGTCGGACACACGCTTCCATTGCGCATCGCGTTCGCTCGACAGTGCCGGAACCTGATCGAGATCGGGGCGCAGCTCGACCGCATCCCCCGCGTGCTGGCTCAGCCAATGGGAAACGCTCGCCGTCACGCGCTGTGCCAGCGGCAGGACGGTCAACCGGTAGAATGCCCGGTTCGCCTCCTGATAATTCGCGTAGGTCGCATCGCCCGGGATCCCGATGAGCATCGGCGGTACGCCGAAGGCGAGCGCGATCTCACGCGCCGCCGACTCCTTCGTCTTCTGAAACTCCATGTCCGACGGAGAGAAACCCATGGGACGCCAATCGAGCCCGCCTTCGAGCAACATCGGCCGCCCCGCATTCACGGCACCCTGATGCTGCGTCTGCAGTTCCTCGATAAGCCTGTCATACTGATCGTGGGACAGCGTCCCTTGCCCGTCGGAACCCGAATAGACGATTGCCCCAGACGGCCGTGCGGCATTCTCCAGAAGCGCCTTCGACCACCGCGACGCCGAATTGTGCACCTCGATGGCAAGGGCGGCGGCCTGAAACGCCGACAAGCCGTAATGGTCGTTCTGCGGATGGAAGCTGCGTATATGGCAGATCGGCGAGGGACCGTCCTCGACGTCGAACCGGTGCTTTCTCGATCCCACGTGATACTCGTACGCCGCGGGCCAGCCGTCAGGGCCCGGCACGATGCTCATCCTGTCCGACCGCAAGATGTGCAGTTCGGCGGGAAACGCCGCATTGACGCTGACCGCTTCGAGATAGGAGTCGCCCGTGAGCAAGAGCTGACCGTAGAGCGCCTCGAAAAGCTCGGCCCGCCCCTGCTCGGCGTTCGGTCGGCGGATGAGGTTCAGCAGCGGGTGTTCCTCGTACCGGCGTTCGCCGTCCTGCAGGATCACCGGCAAGGCCGCCGCGGCCTCGGCGATAAGCTTCACCGAGCGGTAGCCGACGGGATTCGCGATGAACCCAGCTCGCGTCAGCGAGGCGCTGTCGCGCGGCGACCACGTCACGCGCCCGAGGTTCTGGAATGCGATGATCGACCCAGCCGCCGACTTCTTCGTCTCGACCGGCGCGCTGGCCCTCCGGCGCAGGCGTTCAAACATAGGCGCTCGCTCCGCTTTCCGCAGACTGGGATGAGGATGGAGCGCCGCCCGGTTTCCGGACGGCGCGGTCGCGCTTTGGCTTCAGAGCATGCGAACGCGGGGTCGCCGGTAATGCACCGCCGGTTCGATCATCAGGTCGTGGACCGCCCAGACCAGCGCGTCCACACGGTCGGGGCTGCCCCTGCCTTCGTAGCCCGTCGCCGTCATGCGGCACATCTGGTCTTCGAGGTCGCCCAAGCCCTTGGCGTGTCGGACGCGCCCCTGCTCGTAGAGCGCGGCGACGGGCTCCGCGCGCGCGGCCTTCCCGCGCGAGGCGCGGACGCCGCGATAGGGGATCATCGGATCGATCTGCCGGACGACGGACTCCACCAGTTCGCCGCCCTGGTTCACCTCGGCCACGAGCCGGTCGGCGCCGTGGCGGTAGAATGCGTCGACCGCCGCCTGCGCCCACGCCGTGGGCGACGATGCCTTGACGCTCGCATCCTCAAGGATGACGGCGCGCCAGTCCTGGGGCGCCCCCTCGGTCACGGCGCCCGCGACCACGATGCCGCATTCGTCGGAATGCGCGTGGCCGGTCACCGGCGGGTCGACCGCGACGACGACGCGGGACAGATCCCCCGGTTCGTCGACCCTTAGACCTTCGAGCATCGTCGTCGTCCAGAGCGCGCCCTCGGCGTCGTCAAGAAGCACGCCGTCAAGCTCCTGCCGCCCCAGTCGCGTGCCGGCATAGCGGGCCTTCACTTCCCGAAGAAAGCTCTCCGCGAGGTTCGCCCGATTCGCGTCCGTCGTCGCATGCGTCAGCACCGTCGACGGGTTTTCGAGGATCTGCTTCAACACGGGCGTGTTCCGCGGCGTCGTGGTCACGCATTGCCGCGGCGTCGTGCCCAGGCGCATTCCGAATTGCAGCATTGTCCACGTCTCCTCGGCCCTTTTCCATTTGGCGAGTTCGTCCGCCCAGGCCGCATCGAACTGCGGGCCACGCAGGCTCTCCGGGTCGTGCGCCGAGAAGACTTGGGCGGTTGCGCCGTTCGGCCACAGGAGCCGCTTGCGGCTCGCCTCCCAGATCGGACGCCGGTCGGGCGGCGAGCAGGCGAGGATGCCGCTGTCCCCGAAGATCATGACTTCGCGGGCCTGGTCGATCGTCTCCGCGACCAGCGCCACGCGGCGGGCGCGGCCGATGTCCATGGGCCGCGATCCCTCGACCATCGCCCTCACCCACTCGGCGCCGGCACGAGTCTTGCCCGCCCCCCGTCCGCCCATGATGACCCAGGTGAACCAGTCGCCCTCGGGCGGCAACTGATGCGGCAGCGCCCAGAACTCAAAGAGATAGGGCAGCGACATCAGGGCGTTCTCGTCGAGGCCGTTGAGGAACTCCTCCTGCGCCTCAATCCCCTCGGAGGCGAGCAAGGCGGCTCCCGATCTCAGCTCGAGCCCTGTCGAAGTCGAGGGCGACGGCGTGAACGACGCCGGAATCCCGTCGAAACTGTTCCTCAACGCGCTTCCTTTCATCAAAGAACGTCTGCATGGCCTTTCGCAGATCCGTCGCCGTCTGCTGCGCGTCGGTCTTGCCGACGACGTCGCCGCGCTCGACGCGGCGGACGAGGTCGTCGAGCGCCGCGATCGCCCGGGCATAGTGGGCTTCGGTCTGTTTCAGGATGTCCGATGCAGACCCCGGTGTGTCCGTCTCGGGGTTTGGCTGCAT